AGAGATACCTCAATGCCAAAAAATGATTTAAGCTTTCTGGACACGAAAGGGGAGGAAAAGAATTTATACGGGCCGGTTAAATTGGATGCTACTAAAAAAAAGGTGGCAGACTATGGGGCAAGGTTTACTTTGGCGTTGAGAAAGAACTTAGAGAAAAGCAAGAACGTAAGCGAAGGCAATTTAGCAGACAGCGTTGATCCGGTTGTAAGTGTTGAGGATGGAAGTATTTATTTAAGAATGTTTATGCTTGACTATTACGACTTCATAAACAAGGGAGTAAGAGGAGTAAAGAGCAGTAAGAATGCGCCCGGTTCGCCTTATAAGTTTAAGAACTTCGGCGTTCCCGATACAATGAAGAAGTCATTAGCGAAGTACATCAAGAACAACAAAGGCAGGGTAAGGAATGTAAGGAAAGATGTTGCATTTGGCATCGGTAACGAAGCGAAGGGCAAGAGATTGACAGAAGAGCAGACGCAAGTAAACACGCTTGGCTACATGATAAAGCGGCAAGGTATTAAGTCAACGATGTACTTTGACAAAGCATTTAAAGAAACTTTTAAAGAGTTCGAGCAGGAGATACTTGATTCATTCGGCACGGACGTAACAATTACATTGAGCGGTATTAAATTAGGTAAAAAAAGATGATAACGATAATCAACACGCCATCGGGTAAGCCATCAATACAGGATGATTTATGGCACGTAGTTTCAAGCAATAATGTAAGCGGATTGGGTTTCAAGTACGTCTTTGATATTTTCATCGGTGGCGTTCAGAAAGTAAGAGTAAAGCAATTCCCCGACCCGACAACAAACAGGGGTTACTTAAATGCTTCCGCTATTGTAAAGAACTCGATTACTTATGATTGGGTAACATTTGATAATTCCGTTTCATGTGCAAAGCCCAACATCAGCGGTGAAGTTGGTTTGGATTATGATGTAAGATACGGTGAAGAGATTAGCGGTGTTACTTCTTTAAATTTAATCAGCGGAACAACGAGAGCGTACAACTGGAGGCCACCGATTTTTAAAAGACGTATCAAGGGAATATCCGATTATAATAACACATGGGTAACATCCCGACCTTTAAGAACGAGTATAGATTACCCTGAAATTTCAGGCTCAACTTATATTGGCGAGAAGTTAATGGTAGGTTTTAACAGGGTGGCATCTTTGTCTTTAGTTGTAAATGTATTCAATTATGATGGTTCATTCACTACAACCAACTTAGGGGCTATTTCAGCGAGTGCATCAGAGTATCACCAGTTGAATATAAGCCCATCGGCAATAAACAATTATGCAGGCAGCGCACTTATCGGAACTAATTGCAAGTACTATGAAGTTTACTTAAACGGTGCAGACAATATATTCAGGGTGGATATTATTTGCGACAGGGGATACAAGGCTATTCCGCTGCATTTTATGAACGCATGGGGCTTGTTTGATACGGCACGATTCGGATTGGTACGAAGATTGAACATGGAGGTAGAACGCAAAGGATTTACAAAACGAGATTATAAATTCGAGCTGTCAAGTGTAGATTATTACACAGGCAACAAAGCGGTAGAGAGTAAGATAAACCACGCACAGCGGGGAATCTTTACTTACAACCTTACAATGGATGCGCCAACGGATGAAGATTATGAATGGCTTTATGAGCTTCTATTATCGCCACAGGTTTATGCAGAGATAGATGGGTACCTGTACCCGGTAACTATAAAGACAAGTAACTATGAGTTTAGCACGATAATAAACAACAGGTTAAGAGTATTTGAAATTGAAATAGAATTAAACCAAACAAGGTATGCCCATGCAAGGTAGGATGATAATGGAAGGTTATGAGTTAGATTTGTCTGAAGGGCTGTCTAATCAGATAACCTATGCCGTTGATGATATTGTAAACCTTGACAGCAAGTCTACTGCATTCAGCAAAACAATTATCATTCCTGGAACAACCAACAACAATAACATATTTGGGAATATATTTGAAATAAACAATTCTAATTTCACGGTAGATGGTCAGCCGAATGTGCTGTACAATTTCAATGCTGCACTGTCAGCGAATTGCATCTATGAAGTAAACGGCTTGCAGGTTATTAAGGGAGTTGTTCGTTTGCTTGAGATTATTATAGATGGGAAATTTATCGAGTACGAAGTTTCGATTATTGGCGAGTTGGGCGGATTTATAAATAAACTTGGAAACAAAAGATTACAGGATATTGATTTCTCAAATTACAACCATGTTTATTCTGTTTCAAATATAGCAGATACTTGGTTAGGTAATTTTCAATACATACCGAAAGAAACATTGTTTATTGCTTCAGGTGGGTTTAATTACATTATATTTTTCGGGGTTAATTTCAGGCAATTAAAAGCAGGACAAACTTTCACTGTTTCAAGTACAGCATCAAATAACGGAGCGTTTACAATTCTAAGCGTTGAATTTCTAACTACAGGTGCAACAAGATTTAAAGTAGTTGAGGCAGTTACATTAGAGCAGACAATAGCAATAATAAACTATTCAGTTAATCAGGGAGAAGGATATTTCTATCCGCTTACTGATTACGGAAATGTAAGCGAGGACAAGATAAATTTTCAGTATTCAGCCTTTAGGCCTGCACTGTATTTAAGGGATTACGTTAATAGAATAATTACAGAGGCAGGCTATACATGGCAGTCTTCTTTTTTCGATACTGCTTTTTTTAAACGATTGGTAATTGGGAACAATCAAAAAGGACTGTTTAAGAACAACGTAACGGATTACGTAAATGGAGCAAGCACAACACAACAAAATATAAGCACATTAGCACCGGTTAATGTTTTATTCGGTAGTACTACATTAAATCAGTTTACTTATTTATCAGGTGTATTCACATACACAGGAACGCCAACGATTACAACAAAGACAAAAGTAAATCTAAGAGGCACAGTTACAAGCACAACACCGGGAGCGGTTACTGTTTATATTGATGATGTTAGTAGAACTCTTGTTACTGGTACATTTGATATTGAACTTGAAATAACAAAGACGTTAAACACAGGCGATACGATAGCTGTTAAATTTGCTTCATTTGTTTTTGCAGCACTATGTATTGTAAGTGTTGACAGCGCAGAAATAGTAACGCAAAAAGATCCTCCGGGATTTGTTGATTTGCCATTAGGCGAAACGGTAGAGATAAACCCATCTTTACCACAAGGTATTTTTCAAAAGGATTTATTTACTTCCGTTTTGAAAATGTTTAATCTAATCGTAAGCGAGGATAAATTTATTGAAAAGCATTTGATGATAGAACCTTACCCGGACTTTTATCAAACATCTAATTTTTTAGATTGGAGCGATAAATTAAACAGGGGCGAGCCTTACAGGATAAAGCCGATGAGTGAATTAAATGCAAGGTTCTACAATCTTAAATTTAAACAGGACAGCGACTTCTATAATGAGAATTACAGAAAGAAATTTAACGAAGGTTACGGTGATAGGATTTATGATACTGCTTATGAGTTTGCGAAAGAAACGGAAACGGTAGAAGTGATATTTTCATCAAGTGTATTGTTCGGTGCTGATGGTACTGATAAGGTTTATCCTGCCGTTTATAAGAAGTCTGGCAATGATTCATTTGAAGAAGCAATGGATCACAACATAAGATTATTGCAGGTAAAAAGAATTACAGATGTTACAAGTTACAATATCTTGGATGGAACTACTCCTATTGCAAATTATGATTATTACGGATACGGTGGGCATTTAGACGACCCAGATGCACCGGCAAGCGATATTAACTTCGGCGCACCGAAACAGCTTTATTTTACGTTGCTAAGCGGCAACCTTACAAACAATCTATTCAATACATACTACTCGCCGTACTTAGCCGAGATAACAGATAAGGACAGTAAGTTGTTGACTGGTTCATTTAAGTTGACAGTTCAAGACATTTACGACTTAGATTTTAAAAGGCTGATTTACATTGATGGGGCTTTGTTTAGATTGATGAAAGTTATTGATTTCAATACCAACGGAGATGAATTAACTAAATGCGAATTATTAAAAGTTATAAACTTAGATTACTGATGAAATACGTGTTTACTTTGTTGATGTGTTTCGGGTTTGCTTATGCACAGCCGGGCAGCAGAATAGTTTACTCGAGCAAGTTCATAAAAGCACCGGGCTTTATTGCGGACAGCAACTTCAGGCCTCCATCGGATACTACGAATTACAAGACAGGATTTGCAGTTGTTGGCAATAGCGCATACATAGGCAACGGTACTTACTGGACTGCTAACAATGGCGAAGGTTGTATTTATAATCAAAACGATATTACAACATCAAGTACAGAAGCAACAGGCACCGGGCATTTTTTTTACATCAAAGCAAATGAAAGTTATATTGTTGAAATAAACGGAATTTGTGTAAATGCCGGAAGTAATTCAGGTTTAAGGTTGGCAATTAAAATACCTACCGATGCAACCATAAGCGGATATTATGAAGGAGGATTGAACCAAACAGACGAGCCAATGCACACGAGTATTATTTCTGCATCTGAAACACTTGGAAAATCAATAGCTACTCACGATGATAGAAATGTTCCATTTAGGGTTATCGTTACAATTAAGAATTCATCTAATAATGGATTTGTAGAATTTCAGTTTGCGACTAATAACGGAACTGCAAAGATATTACCGCTAACAAGTATGAAGTGGACAAAAGCAAAATTATTTTAAATGGCAAAGACAACAGTAGCGTTAGAACTTGAAGTAAGCAGTAAAGCAGCGGAATCCTCCGTTGGTTCGTTTAAGAAACAGCTAAGGGATGCGAATCAGGAACTATTAACGCTCAATGAAAAGTTTGGTGCAACATCAAAGGAAGCGATAGAGGCAGCAAAGAAAGTAGCAAATTTAAAAGATGCTATTGGCGATGCTAAGCAGTTGAGTGAAGCCTTTAACCCGGATGCGAAGTTCAACGCTCTTGCAGGTGCTGTAACAGGTGCAGTAAGTGGATTTCAGGCTTTGCAGGGAGCACAGGCTTTGTTTGGAACGGAGAGCAAAGAACTTGAAGAAACTTTAGTCAAACTCAATTCCGTGATGGCTTTAAGTCAAGGCCTTAACGGGATACTTGCTGCTAAGGATGCGTTTATTGCTTTGGGAGCGCAGATAAAAAACAGCACTGTATTTATCAAGGCAAATGAATTAGCGACTAAGGCGGCAGCTATTGTAATGAAGTTGTTTGGTCAAGGAGTAGAAACAACATCAACATCATTTAAAGTTCTAAAGGGAGCGATAGCGGCTACAGGAATTGGTTTACTTGTTGTACTTATCGGGGAGGCTGTGCAGGCATTTCAAGAGTTTACAAGTGCTGCTGATAAGGCAGCGGAATCGCAAAAGAAGTTTAACGACCTAACTTTAAAAAATGCGGAGGACGAACTAAAAAGAATCAACACAAGATTAGACAGGGAAGAGAAGTTTGCAATAGCGAGGGCGAAACTTGCAGGAGCGAGTGAAGAAGAGATATTCCAAATTGAACAGGAGTACAGGAGGAAGAAACTCGAGGCACAGAATAATTTTATCAGGCAGGCTTATTCATTAGATGAAGACAGGGGCGATGAGGCTGTAGCGCAAGCAAAGAAGATAAACGAAGAAGGGCAGTTAGCGGAACTGAATAATCAGTTAAAGCTAAAACAGATTAGAGATAAAGCTGCTATTGATGCAGCTAATGAAGCGGATAGAGTTGCAAAAGAAAGAGCAAAAAAACAGCAAGAGCAATACGAAAAAGAATTAAAGGCGTTTCAGGATTTACAAGAAGCCAAAAAAGCAATATCAAAACAATCTAACGAAGCGGATGATTTAGCTTTAGAAAATGCACAAAAGCAATTCGATGCACAGGCAGAGCAAGAAGAAGAAGCTGCAAGAAAATCAGCAGAAAATAAAATATTCTGGGAGCAGTTCTATGCTAACTTAAAATTAAAATCAGATGCGGAATTATTAAAGGCTGAACAAGATGCAGCAGCGCAAAGGGTTGCTAACCTTCAATCAGTTGCAGATTCGACTAATAAACTTGCAGACGTTGTTGGAAAACAAACAGCAGCAGGGAAGTCCTTAGCCATTGCATCAGCGACTATCAATACTTTCTTGGCAGGTACAGAGGCATTGAAAGCTATTAAGACAGCAGCTACTCCAGTTCAAGCATTAGCAGGGATAGCAACAATGGCGGCAGTTATTGCAAGCGGATTGAGAACAGTTAAAAGTATTGTTGCCGTAAAAGTACCGGGCACCGGTGGTGGTGGTTCGGTTGCTGCTCCTTCACTTGGAAATTTTTCCCCACAAGCCACAACAACAAACTTGAACCAACAATCCATTAACGCCATTGGGAACGTGGCTGCAAGGGCTTATGTATTGGAAACAGACGTAAGCGGTAATCAGGAAAGAATCAGGCGTTTAAACAGGGCAGCACGTATCAATTAAGTTACATTTTGGATTTTAAAGTATAATTAGTTTATGGATTTTCCTGTCTATAAACTAAAGATTAACCCCAACATTGAGGGGGCGAGCGAGGTTACAGCCGTTGCGCTTGTTGACTTACCTGCTATACAAGAGGACTTTCAGTTCTTCAATCTTCACAAACAGAAATACAAAATTGAAAGCGAGGAGCAGAGAATAGTATCGGGCCCTTTGATGATAGCGGACAAGCCTATCTACAGGGAAAACGATGAGTTTGGAAGCCATTACATTGTATTCGATGCGGACACGATAAAAACTATTGCTATCAAGTACGCAAAGAAAAAGTACCAATCCAATGTAAACGAGATGCACGCCACGCCACTTGCTGACATTGTTTTATTTGAAAGTTTTATCAGTGATACAAAGCGAGGCATAAAGCCAATGGCGGGTTATGAGGATGCGCCTGATGGTAGTTGGTTCGGTTCAATGTACATTGAGAATGAGCAGGTTTGGCAAGATGTTAAGGAAGGGAAGTTTAAAGGTTTTAGCGTGGAAGGTTTGTTTATTTACGATGTTCCGAAAAAAACTGATGAGGAAATTCTGAACAGTTTAAAAAAGTTATTGAGCTAAAAAGTTACAAATAAATTATAAATGTATAATTGATAAGTATGGAAAGAAATGCAAGCGAAATATTAAAGCAGGTTAAAGAGTTCTTTAACACACTTGTAAACCCTGCACCAGTTGCTCCTGTAGTTCCTGCTGCTGCACCAGTAGCACCAGTTACAATGAGCACAGATTACACGTTAAACGATGGCGTTACGATTGTAAGCATTGATAAGCTCGAAGCAGGCGGAGTTGTAAAAATTAAAGACGTTAGCGGTGCGGAAGTTACAGCACCAGCAGGCGAGCATACTTTACAGGACGGAACAGTATTGGTAGTTGCAGAGGGTGGAATAATTTCAGAAGTGAAGCCTGTAGCACCTGTAGCACCTGCACCAATGAGCATCCAACAGATGGAAGAGTTTTCTAAGATGCAGTTCGCTGCAACTATTGAAGACAGAATTGCAGCTTTGGAAAAGATGAACAAAGCATTGATGCAGAATTGCATGGGTTATGAACTTGCAAAAGCAGCACAAGCGGATGCAGTAGAAGCATATCGCACAAGCATCGAAGGTGTTCAGGTTGAAATGAAAGCGCACAAAGAAACATCGAACAAAGTATTAGGTGGTGTTATCGAAGTTGTACAAGCATTAACAGAGCAACCAACAGCAGCACCAGATCCGACTGTAGAAAAAAAGAATCATTTTAAAGCGGATGTTAAGCAACCATCCGAAACAATAAAAAACATTACTAAAATCTTGTTTTCCTAAAAAAAACTACTATGGCATTTACATTATCAGGCATTGGAGCGTACACACGGCAATCGGTAGAACCGTTATTGACAGCGGCTATCTTCGGTGCAAAGACACAGGAACTTATCGCTAAGAGCGGTATCGTTTTAACAAAGGTAAAGAGTGCAGAGGCAATTCCTCTTATGGATACCGATGCACCATTTCAGACAGATGCTTGTGGATGGAATCCATCAGGCACAACTACCTATTCACAGCGTACCGTTACCGTTGGAAAAATCAAAGTGGAAGAAGCCCTTTGTTACAAGACATTGGAAACTTCCTTCATTCAGGAAGCAATGAGGGCAGGTTCTACCTATGAATCATTTGAGCCAGCAGCATGGGAAGCAGCATGGACTAACCGTAAGAACGAGCGTATCGCAAACCAACTGGAAACAGCATTATGGCAGGGTGATACAGCATCAGGAAATATGAACCTTAACAAGTTTGATGGACTTATCAAATTGATTGATGCAGGTTCACCAGTTGATGCAAACGTAAATTCTTTTACAGGAATTGGAGTAATTACCGGGCTAACATCAGCTAACATCATCCCTGCTGTTCGTGCCGTGAAGAACGCTATCCCAGCGGCTTTGAAAGGCAAAACTGATACTGTTATCTTCATGGAGTATGCTGCATACGACTTGTATGTAGATGCAGGTGTAGCGGCTAATCTTTTCTCTTACAATTTCAACGACAAATCTAACTACGGTGGGCTTACTGTACCGGGTACAGGCATCCGTATAGAAGCTGTACACGGCTTGAACGGAACAGGTGATATGTATGCGATGAGATTATCTAACGTTGCAATTGCGGTTGATGCCGAAGGTGAAGAAGCTAATTACAAGCTGTGGTATTCTGAAGACAACAACGAAGGTCGTTTCCGTGCAGCCTTTAAAATGGGTGTGAACGTAGCGTTTACAACCGAAGTAGTGAAGTTCAAATCAACAATCTAATTATGCCTAATTGTTCAATAAGTTCAGGTTATGCCATTGACTGCCGGGATGGGGTAGGCGGTAACAAAGAAGTTTACATTATCGACTTCTACGATGTTACTGCCGTTGCCGAAGCAAGCGGATTAGTAACTGGCATCACTAAAGCATCGGGAAAAAGGTTTTACAAATTTGAGATACCAGAAGCTACAGCCGAAGGAAAAGACACACCTGTAGGTAACACACAAAACGGATCGCTATTCTTCAACCATGAGTTCACAATGGCCCTCAACAAAAGAGATGCCGCAACAAGAAATATAATTCTTGTGCTTGGTAAAGCGAGGGTTATCATTGTAGCAAGGGAGTTATCAGGCAGGTGGACAATGTACGGCAAGGACAACGGCTTATGGCTAACAACCGGTGAAGGTACATCAGGAATTGCAGGAGGAGACAGGAATGGCTATAATCTTACATTCGCAGGCGAGCAAAGAGAGCCAGTTCTTGAAGTAACAAATGCGGTGGGATTGGCTTTACAGACACCCGGATAATATTTAAAACGAAAACCTAAAGAGGGGTGGGGATTTCCCTCACCCTTTTTTTATGCTGCAAATAAATAAAGATATTACCAATACGTTACTATTCACAGCAACGGAAAGTTGTGTTCTTGTAAATCCGTACTTTCTTTTTAAATTTACAAACAGAACAACAAATGAAATAATTTATTATGTTGCTACTGATACAAGCCTGTACAATTACAGATTCAACAAAGCAACAATATCGGGTTCATTATTCTCTCAATACGGATATTACAATTATGAAATTTACGAGCAGTTAAGTTCAACGAATATAGACCCGACAGGTTTGAATTTAGTGGAGAGTGGTTTCATGGTTGTTGTTGGCGATTCATTTACGCCTGATGAATACGATGGTCAGGATAACACATTTGTAGTATGATAGATTACAATCTAATACAGGTATCATTTGCGAGGGCTGAACAGCCTGTGTTTACTGAACGTAAAGGCAGCGGCATTGTAAACTTTGGCGAGAAAAATACCTTCCCTACTTACCTCAATGACTTGTATAATGAAAGCCCTAAACACGGGGCTATTGTGCAAAGCAAAGCGACTTACATTTTCGGAAATGGATTTGCAAAAATAAAAGATTATAAAAATCCAAACGATTCAGAAACGTGGAACGAGTTATTAAGGAAATGTGTTTTGGATTATGAAAAGTTCGGCGGTTACTACTTACAAATAATTTGGAACAAGGGAGGAACGATAGCAAGTATCTATCATTTGAAGTATCATAAGGTAAGAACGAATTATGATAATTCTACATTTTGGGTGAAAGATGAGTGGGATATTTACAAGCAGATTTCTGCTAAAGATAAATTAAAGGAAAGGGATTATCCTGCATTCGACGTGAATGATAGGAAAGGTTCACAGGTTCTTTTTGTTAAGAGCATAGGCGATCAGTCAGACGTTTATCCTTTGCCGTCTTATTATCAGGCTTTAAATTATATTGATGCTGATAGACTAATGGGCAGGCACGTGCTGGGGATGGCTAAGGATGGCTTTGTAGCCAGTAAGCTAATAAACTTTAATGAAGGTGAGCCATCACTTGAGCAGAAAAGAGAAATTGAGAAAGCGTTAGAAAAGAAATTTACAGGCAGCGAGGGTAAGAAGTTCATGGTTGCATTTAACAAGAACCCGGCTAATGCAGTAACGGTAACGGATTTAGGTACTTCGCAGCTTACAAAAGAAGACTTTACTAATATCAATTTATTAATTCAACAAGAGATTTTTGCAAGTCATAAGATAACAAGCCCTTCACTTTTTGGAATTAAAACAGAGGGGCAGCTTGGCGGCAGAAGTGAACTTAGAGATGCTTATGAGATATTTAAAAACACGTATGTAAACGAAAGGCAGCAGATACACGAAGAAGCATTTAGCGGATTATTTTTACTTTCAGGAATCCCGGTAGAAGCAAAGATAATTCCTACAGAGCCGATAGGGATTGAATTAACTTCTGAAATAATCACAGGGCTTGGTCTTCCAAAAAAATACTTCCTTGATAAATTAGGCGTGAACATAGAAGACTATCCTGCAACGGTAGATGATAGTGTTATTATAAATGCAATAAATTCTTTAAGTCCGTTAGTGGCTAATAAGGTTCTTGAAAGCATGGATCCAAACGAGATTAGAGGGCTTGTAAAGTTACCTGCTAAATTAGGAGGAACTACAGGTGCCGCTCCGCTTGATGCAAACGGTAATGTGGTAGCTGAAATGGTGAACGATAATCTTAAAAACTTAACAGGCAGGCAGTTTCAAAACATTACGAGAATAGTGCGCCAGTACGGTTCAGGGAAGATAACAAGACAAATGGCAGTGGCTTCTTTGCGTTCGGGGTTTGGATTAAGCGAGCAGGATATTACAGACTTCTTAGGCGAGGAGTTGCAATTTAGTGAAGACGTATTACATCACTTTGCCGAACATGGCGAGGATAGAGGTAATTTTATTTTACTTCGCCAGTATGATTTGGATTCAGAAACAATACTGCCGTCAGCTTTTGCCGAAGTAAATAAATTAGGCTTAGACGTGTTGGGGGTTATTTCAAAAAACAAAAACGCAACACCGGAAGAAATTGCAAAGACGGTAGGCAAAGATGTTGATGTTATCAATTCCGTTCTTTCTGATTTATTGACAAAGGAACTGATAACTGAATCCAATGGAGTTAGAAAACTTACAAAGCCTTTGAATGAAATTGCGGACACCAAAATACAAGTTTTAATAAGGTATTCGTATGAATGGAAAAGCGAAGTACCTTTCGGTCAAAGAGATACAGCGGCACATCCTTCAAGGGAATTTTGTAAGAAGTTGATGAAGTTGAATAGATTTTACAGCAGGAAAGACATTCAGGATATTTCTTTGAGGCTTGGTTATTCTGTATTCGATAGAGCAGGTGGATGGTGGACAATGCCTAACGGTGAACATTCAGTTTCCTGCAGACATGAGTGGAAGCCTAACGTAGTTCTAAAAAAATTATAATGAACGTATTATTCATAGACGAGAGTACTATTAAGCTAAGGACAGGCATAAGCGTAGCTATTGATGGCGGTAAGCAATTGCGGCCAATGATTAAAGTTGCACAAGATATTTTTCTTATGCCTGCCTTAGGTTCTACTTTGTACAAAAGATTACAGCAGGGGAAGAAAGATAATAATCTAAATTCGAGCGAAGTAAATTTAATTGACAATTATATTACCGACTGTTTGATATGGGCTACAATAAGCTATTTGCCTGTGTCTATGGGGTATCAGTTCTATGCTAAGGGTGCATTACAAAAAACATCAGAGGAAAGCAATGCACCATCTAAGCAGGAACTGGACTACATCGGAACTTATTATCAGGACATTGCTGAAAGTTACAAGCAGACTTTAATAAATTACTTAAGGCAAAACTATACCTTGTTTTCTGAATACAGCAGTCCGGGTACTGGATGGGATGTTGTTGAACCAATTACGTTAGGTTATGAGTGCCCGATATTTCTGGAAGGTGATAAGGAATGTAAGAGTACATCACCTGCACCGGTTGTTAGTCTGCAAAGAATTGGCAAGAGTGTTTACACGGCTATTGGTGGAGAGGCTTCTTTCAATCCAGTGCCATCGCTTGAAGGTAAAGTTATCTTAATAGCAACACGAGCAGGATGGGTAAGGGAGGTTGTTGAAACTATAAACACGGACACGATGAAATTACAAATCGTTGCTAATACCGTAACGCTTCCGGACATTGCATCACCGGGAGAGAGGTTTGAAT